TTAGAGATCGCGGAACGATTTAATATCGCATCGGGAACAGTGTCAGGTATAGCTGTCGGCTCTATAAGGTATATTGATGAAAACGACTTGGTTTATTTGGAAAACAAGAAAATTTCCCAAGATAGAATAAAGGAAGCTAGAGATGCCTCAAATAAGAAGCGAAGAGATAACTCTCGTAAGTGTAAATGAGCTTATTCCATATTCTAAGAATATGAATATTCATACCGACGAGCAGATAGATCGACTATGTAAGCTTATCGAGTTCCAAGGGTTCAGAGACCCCCTTATTGTCCAGCGTGGAACCAATGTGATTGCTGCTGGTCATGGACGATGGGTTAGTGCGAAAAAGTTAGGAATGGAAAAGGTTCCGGTAACATATCAAGAGTTTGAAAACGAGGCTCAGTTTTATGCTTTTGTCGTATCTCACAACGCCGTAGCTAAAGATAGTTGGGCCAGTCTAGATTTAGGAAAGGTTAATTCTGAAATGCTTGACCTAGGGCCGGACTTCGATATTGACCTCCTGGGGATTAAGGATTTCGTAATTGAACCAGCAGAGAAGTTTGAACCTCAAGCGGATGAAGATGCTGTTCCAGAAGTTGAACACCCGATTACGAGAAGGGGCGATATTTGGCTACTGGGGAATCATAGGGTTATGTGCGGCGATAGCACAATGATTGACGATGTTGAGAAACTCCTAAATGGAAAAACCCCAAATCTTATGGTTACCGACCCGCCTTATGGTGTTAAGTACGAGGCAGGATGGAGGGCTGAAGCAAAGGGCAGTAAGAAAACAGAGAGAGAAGAGAGTTCTAATCTCCAAAATGATGATAGGTCTGATTGGTACGACTCTTATAGTTTGTTTTCTGGTGACGTGGTTTATGTTTGGCACGCCTCAGCGTTTACTGATGTTGTTATGAATAATATTAAAGATTGTGGATTTAATATAAAGGCTCAAATTATATGGAACAAGAATATTCACGCTTTAAGTAGGTCAGATTATCATTGGAAACATGAGCCATGTTGGTACGCAATAAGGGATGGTAAGAATCATTCATGGGTTGGTGACAGGAAACAAATGACTATATGGGACGTTAAAAGCGTTATACATGAAAAGGATGCCGGGGGTAAAACCTCTCACCCAACTCAAAAACCAATAGAGCTATATGTTAAAAGTATAGAAAATCACACCAAGAGAGATGAATATATATATGAGCCGTTTGGTGGGTCAGGCAGTTCTGTTATAGCTGCAGAGAAGACAGGGAGAAGGTCTTTAACTGTAGAATTAGATGAAAAATACTGCGATGTGATTATCAAGCGCTGGGAAGAATACACCGGAAATAAAGCAACCCTAGAATCCACAGGACAAACTTATTTAGAACTAAAGGAGGAACGTGATGGCCAGACCTCTTGATGGCGAGACAGGTTTTATCGATATTGATATAGAGCAATTAAAGAAGCTATGCGGTATTCAATGTACAAAAAGAGAATTGTGTTCAATATTTAACTGCTCCGATGAAACAATAGAACGTAGAATTAAGGAAAAGACAGGCATGGGCTGGACTGCTTTCTATGAAAAGCACAAAGGTGATGGGCTTGTTTCCCTTAGAAGAAAACAATTAGAAGTCGCGCTATCTGGAAACCCCACTCTTTTAATCTGGCTAGGCAAGCAACACCTAGGGCAGAAAGATCAAAGTAATATTAAGCAAACCAATATCTCTGGTCCTACGTTTATAGACGAGGATGAGGATGATTAGTGGCAAAGGTCGCAATAAAATACTCGCAAAACGATCCGCAAAAAGAATTTCATAAGGATATATCGACGCCATTTTTAATGTTTAATGGTGGACTTGGAAGTGGGAAAACCTACGGGCTTTGTATGAAGCTCATTAAGCTATCCGCGCTTAACAAAGATATTGCTGGCGGGTGTTTATCACCATCATTCCCAATGTATAAAAAAGATATTCTCCCGACATTCGAAGAGATACTTGATGGTGCTGGGTTGATGGATCACACAAAGATTCATAGGACCGATCATTATATTATATTCCCCTGGACCAAGGCACCACTTTATTTCTTTACAGGGGAAAAGGCTATTAAGGGTCCAAACCTTGGCTATGGCGGGATTAATGAACACTCGTCTATTCCTTTTGAACGTGTACAGCAATTTATTCAACGTATCAGGGTTAAGGATGCTCCCTATAGGCAGTTATGTTTCGCTGGAACACCAGAGGATGAGTACGCATGGCTAGACGATTTTGTAGAGGCTCATGAACAAACTGGAAAACTCAGGATAATAAACGGTAAAACTACAGATAATCAACATTTGGCTCCCGAGTACATAGAACACCTTCGAGCAACACTAGATCCAATGGCGTTTAGGTTATTCGCAGAAGGGGAGATGCTTAAACTTACAGGAAATCATTTCTATTATTCATACTCGACTAAAAACCACTCTAATCAAGAGTTTGATAAACGTTATCCTTTTTATGTGAATATAGATTTTAACGTGGGGAATATGCATGCATCTATATGTCAGCAGTACTATAACGAGCAAAACGAAAAGGTGAGTATTTTTGTCGATGAAATAGTTTTAAAACACAGCGGGGCTGATACTTACGCCATGATCGATGCTATCAAGGGTCGCTTTTTTGGCTTAACTCAGAATATGTTGATAACCTGTGATGCATCAGGACGTAACAGGAAAACTACAGGGGTTAGTGATATTGTCGCGCTCAAGGATGCTTTTGGAGATGATGCTGTTAGGTATAGATCGGCCGGAAACCCCCGCATGAGAAAGAAACAGCTACTTATTAACGGGCTACTTTCAAATGGGCTCGTATTGGTTAATCCGAAAAAATGTCCTACACTAAATAAGGATTTAAATAAAGTATTGCAAAAAGAAGATTTTACTAAAGACGACAAAAATAAGGACTTGACCCACTCTTCTGACGGTTTCGACTATTACTGCGACTTTGAGTACAAAATAAATGACAGAGAAACATTCAACGCTTCCAAGGCTAGATAAATGAAAATTCATAACGAAGAAATGATTTTAAATAAAGAGGTTAGAACCCTTTTGATTAAAGAGATTGAAGATGTAGAGAACATAAGCCGTAAGCGCGAAGCATTTAAGCGTTATGAAATATTAAAAGACCGTATTAAGAAATACATACTTAGAAACCTTTTAGAAGAACTTGATCCCGAAACTGTCCAGGATATGCAGTCGCGTATTGCTACTGTGAATATCTACAAGAAAGTCGTAGGAAAAAAGGCTCGCGTGTATCGCACCACACCAAGACGAGAAGCTGTTGAGGGGATTAGTCAGGAACAGTTAGACGAGTTTATAGAGAAAATGGGTCTAAATGTTAAAATGAAGAAAGCTAATAAATACCTGGAAGCCATGTTAAACACTGATATATTTGTTAGGCCTATAAAAGAAGTTAATGAGCTCACTGATTCGGGCAATGCTAAATACTCGTACAGGGTAGATCCAATGCCCCCGCATAAATACGATGTTATCCAGGACGCCAATGATCCTGAACGAGCTATGGGTTATATATTAAGCCCTTTCCATGAGAATAGCGCTGTACCCGACCAAAATCCCGCCACTAGAGAGCAAGGTGGGGTGGTTAGCAATTTTAGAGATGGCGACAATAAAGATCAGATGATAGCCGATTCTGGAGCAGACCAAGAGAAGCAATATATATGGTGGGGGAACAAGTTCCACTTCACATTCAACAAAGATGGCGAGATTATCGGGAAGTTAAGCCCAGAAGATTTGCTTAATCCTATCCAAAAACTACCGTTTGAATCTTTGGCCAAAGATCGTGATGGTGAGTTTTGGGCAGTAGGTGGTGAGGATCTAATAGAAGGCTCTATCTTAATTAATACTATTTTATCAGACATTTACTATATCGCTAAGATGCACGGGACAGGGCTGTTTTATTTATTCGGGAAAGGTGTTCCGAAATCTTATAAAGTTGGACCTAACCAAGCTATCACAATGGACGTTGCGGAGGGTGACCCTACGCCCACTATTGGGTTTGCTAACGCTAATCCTCAATTAAACGAGCATAAACAATTAGTAGAGCAGTATCTGGCCATACTTTTAACGACTAACGACTTAGAGCCAGGGTCAGTGCAGGGTCAACTAAACGCATCAACTGGGTCTACCAGTGGTGTCCAAGAAATGATTATGAAGTCCGAGCCTGTTGGTTCGGTAGAGGCAGATCAGGAGATATTTAGAATAGCAGAGCCAGGTGTCGCTCAGATAGCCGCTAGATGGCACAATCTTTATTTAGATAAAAACCTTTTAATAGACAGACTTGCCGTTATAGGGAAAATTCCACAGCCTTTTGATTACACGATTAAATTTGGCGCGGTTCAGCAGTTTATGTCAGAGCAAGAAAAACTAGAGGTTATTAGTAAGCGCCTTGAGATAGGTTTAGACACTATGGTTGATGCGATAATGCTTGATAATCCCGACTTAAGCGAGGGAGAGGCTCAAGATAAGTTAAAGAAAAGCCTTGAAGAAAAACTTGAACGGGCCAAGGAAGTTATGGCCAATATGATCGAGGGTGATGATGCCGATAACCAAGACGAAGATCAACTACAATCTGGACCTGGAGGGAGAGCTCAAGGGTCTGACAAAGACGGAGAAGGCGATAGCTAAGAGGCGTGTCGCCGATTACGTTTTGTCTGAGATAGAAAACCACACACAAGCGGGGGTTAGTCCTGTTACTGGTGGGAAATTTCAGAGCTATAAGAACAAGACATACGCCAAGAAGAAACAAAAATTAACAGGGTCAACTGTCCCAGACCTTCACTTAAAGGACAATATGATTGAAAGCATCCATGCTGGATTTAAAGAGAACTCCATTGACTTTAAAATTACCGACCCTCTGGAGAAGAAGAAATCCTTTAACCACAATACCGGGGACACAGTCAGGAAGCGTCAGCATATACCTAATGATAGTGATACTAGAGGAAGGGGGGTTGGGTTTTCTAAACCTATTAGAGACGGAATTAGAGATATATTAAAGGAAATCCATGCCGATAAAAGTCAGGAGTAGGCTAGCTTTAAAAGAAATGCCTACTGATATTAAAAAGAACTTTTCTAAGGGTTTGAAATCTAATATCGGCGACGTTATTAAGGGGAAAATTCTCCGTGGTGAGTCTCCAGTTAAAGGTAAAAGGTTTGAGGATTACTCTGATGGTTACGCCAAGAAAAAGGGCCGTAAGAAACCTGTCGATATGTTTGTTACAGGAAAAATGCTCGAATCATTAGTAGTTAAACAAAACAGAATAGGTCAGGTTTTAATCTACTTTAAAAGCAAGATTGCAAAATATCACAATAAAGAGGGTCGCGTAATCAGGCGGCTATTACCCACAATTAATAGAGAGAAGTTCGCGCCCGATGTAATGAGGGAGATTATGGTCATACTAAAAAAGGCAGTTAAAAAAGCGGTCAAGAGACAATAATTGCCATTTCAAACAAAAAGATTCACTATTTAGTTAATTATCATAATAGGTCGTACCTATTCAAAGAAATATTCCATTAAGTCGTACTTAATGCGGTTTGTAACCAAGGAGAATTTATGTCGGAACCAATTACGGAACCTGTTGTTGAGCCTGAGAAAGAACCTATTGCTGTTGACCCAAATGCTTACGAGCAAATGAAGAATGACATGCATAAGTTTAAGAGAATGGCGCAAGAGGCGAGTGAAGAACGACAAGCTTACGAAGCTAAACTTAAAGAGATTGAGACTAATCAACAAAAAGCTAGTGGGAAATACAAAGAGCTTTATGAGGCAACCGTAAATGAACGGGACACTTATAGGGGGAAGTATGAGAACACGTTAAATGCTGTTGTAGATGACAAGAAAATGGCGAGTATTCGCGAATTTGCTTTGAAAAACAACATCAGAAAAGAGGCTTTGGATGATTTAGACATGATCGACATGAGTTCAGTAGTAGTAGAGACGACAGACCAAGGGCGTTACAATGTCTTGGGTGCTGATAGTTTCGTCGAAGGACTAAAGGCTCAAAAGCCTCACTGGTTTAACGATAACACCCCACCTGTAGTTAATAATGGAGTGGGAACGTTTGATGGGAAAGATAAAACATATTCTCCGTTAGAATTATTAGGATTAGAAAAAAGTGACCCTGGCTTATACAGGGAAATTATTACGAAAAAACAACATTTAATTAGGAGATAATAAATGGCTGATTCAATTCACACTGCAGCATCAGAACTAAGCGCGATCGTACCTGAGGTATGGAGTGCGCGTACTTATGAAGTATTAAAAAACAAACTAATCTTTAGAGCGTCTATTGACGAGAGTTACACTGGTGAGATTTCTGACCTTGGTGACACAGTTAATATTCATTCTATCCCAGAATTTGCAGAAGCTAATGAGCTTGCTGAAGGTGCTAGAAATGACGCCGACAGCGTGACTGTTTCTTCTCAGCAATTAGTAATCAATAAGCGCGTTGTTAAGGATTTTATTCTTACTAAAAGAGCTATGATTCAGTCTATCGATAAGATGGACAAGCTTAGAGAACATGCTGCTTATTCAATTATGAAGAAAATGGACAGCACAATTATTTCAACTATCGTTCCTTCTGCTTCTTCTCCAGATCATGACATTGCTTTTGATTCTGGTACTACTATGGCACTAGCTGATATTTTAGAAGCAAAAGAGCTTCTCGATACTGCTAATGTTCCACAAGAAGGGCGTAAGTTAAGATGTGGTTCAGCTCAGTTTAACGATATTTTCAATATTACTGGTTACACTAGCTCTGACTTCGTTCCTGCTGGATCACCTCTATCATCTGGTATGGTTGAGTTCCCACTTGCTGGATTTGAAATGGATTGGTCTAACCAACTTGGTAACGTGGCTTACCTTTTCCACCCATCATTCCTAACTCTTGCAGTTCAAGACCAAATGTCTACTGCGGTTTATGACCTTGGTGTAGATGGTAAAAGAGCGACTCGTGTTAACTGTGACCTTCTTTATGGACTCAAGCAATTAGATGACGCTAGAGTAGTGAAGATTTCATAATGAGCGCACACGACAAGTTATGCGATCGTGAGGGGTATAAGAAAAGACGGGCCGAGAAATTGGCCCCGAAACCTCTTAAGGAAGAGAAGAAGGAGCCTAAAAAAGCACCCTCTAAAAAATCAACAAATAAGGAGAATGAATAATGAGTGATTTTAAAAATGACGGACTACAAGTCCAGGAATATGAATATGATTTCAGTGCCGATGGTGGCGTTGTAGGAGCTATTGATCTTTCAGCTAAAGCTGGGTCAAGACTTTTGCCACTTGGTGCACTTGTTAAAGCTGTTCATTACTCAGTAGAGGACGCTGTTGTTGGAACAACTTCAACTCTTGCTGCTGGTAACACAACTTCTGCAACAACTTATGAAGCTGCTACTGCGGAAGCAACATTGATTGCTGATTACTCAATCGACACAGGGACTACTCCATTTATGGTTAACTCTGCTGGAGATCAAGACTTTATCGTAACAATTGGAACTAACGCTCTAACTGCTGGTAAGGTTAAATTTTGGGTTGAGTACTTCGTAAGATAGTGAATAAACCAACAATACTTAGGTATTTAGAAGCAAGTAACCTTGACCGTCTCTTTGAGATGGTTGAGGCCTTGCCTTTTAAGATTGAATACAAACAGGTTATAGAAAACAAAGGGAAGGTTAAGTTAATCTTCACACTAGCGGACGATCAAAGAAAGTTCACAAATGAATTACTAAAAGAATTAACCCAATAATAATATCAATGAGGGTGTATGGCAGTAAAAGATCACGGAATAGAAGTTCTAAAGAAATCTGGTGAAGAAGTAACCCCAGGGGATAAGTCCGACTATTACATTAAAACAAAAGGTCTTGGTTCTTTAATCCAGGGTCTAGATTACGACACTATTGCGGCCACATACCCAACAACATCATCAGAAGTTTACACCTACACATTATCAGCGGCGACAGTGAGAACTGTTACTGTCACATATACCGACGCAAGTAAAGATGTTTTAACAAGCGTGGTGTATTCGTGAGTTATAAATTTAACCCATTTATTAATGAGTTAGACCTGGTAAATCCAGATAACTTCTCGTTTGAAACAATAGCAGATGGTAAAAATGTTAGGATTCCCACCAATCAGCAAATGCTTGTCTATGAAGAAATAACAATAGACGGGACACTTGTAATTGATGGCGAATTAATTATTTTTGACACAAAACCACTGTATAGAATTATCGACTCCGCAACAACCGAGTCAATCAATATAGAGTTATATGAAATGATTAGATTAACGGCATCAGGCATTACTACATCATTAAATGGGGTCGTTACTGGTTCTAAAATAACAGTAACAAATAGAAGTGGTGGAGACTCCACCTTAAATATAACGGTCCAAGGAAATGCGTCACCTATTTTGAGAGATCTAGAAAGCTTTTCTTTAGTTTATAACGGAACAGATTATGACTTTACTTAGAAATGACCCAAACATGGAATTAGGCTTTAGCACAAGTGCATTACTTGGTAACGGCGCCACTTATGATTCTACTGTTTTGAATTTGAGTACATTCACGCAGGTTCAAACTCATATTTTATCTGACGTAGATGGGACAATTGTAATTGATTTCGTTAGGGACGCAGGGGGAACCGATGTTCTTAGGACTTTAACAATTCCTTATATCGGGACTGATGGCTACCAAACTTTTTCAGCGCCTGCTTTTACTCCCTATGTTCGCTATAGATTCACAGCAGACGAGGCGGGACAAAGCGATTTCTATTTTGATACTAAGTTTCTAAGAGTAGCATTATCGCCTCAAATTTTAGGAGTAGATTCTTTTATTTCTTCAAGTATGTCGGTGGGTTTAAATAGAAGTGTCCTTGTTGGGAAAACTTCTGGTGGTGCTTATGAAAATGTTTCTATTGAACCTGTTAGTAATGCCCTAGACGTATCATTACCTAGGGGAGCGTTCGGCGAACTTGAAACTGTAGAGCCTACTCCAGTGATTCAAGTTGATTTCATTTATAATATTAACGCTGACATGGTAGATACTACCCTCACTGGGAGTGGAACAGCTACGCAAGCTAATTCAATGTTAGTTCTACAAACAACAGCAGCCATAAGTTCTAGCGCAATGGTTGAAACAAAAAGATTTTTAAAATATAGACCAGGTCAAGGTTGTCACATTAGAGGAACAGCTCTTTACACAACTGGAGTCGCAGGGTCGCAGCAATTGTTTGGCGCAGGCGATGTAGATGACGGTTTATTTTTTGGTTACAATGGAACATCGTTCGGGGTTATGACTAGGAATAGCGGGGTAGATACGTGGGTTACTCAGGAAAATTGGAACGGCGACAAGATGGACGGAACAGGCGGTTCAAGTAATCCAACAGGTCAGCTTTTAGATGCAACAAAAGGAAATGTTTATCAGATTAATTTTCAATGGTTAGGTTTTGGATTAATTGAGTTTGCTATTGAGGACTCCACCACTGGTAGGTTCGTACCTGTTCACGCGGTTAGATATGCCAATTCCAATACTGTGCCATCCCTAGGTAATCCATCCTTTCCAATTTTATGGTCGGTTGAGAATACAACTAACAATACGAACATTACATTAAAAGGGGCGTCATGCTGCGGAGAGATTGAGGGGAAAGTTGAATACTTAGGACCGACTAACGCCATTGGCTTTAGTAAGTCTGGAGTAACAACAACGCTCACAAACATTTTAACCATTAGAAATAAATCAACATATCAGACTATTACAAATAGGACTCCAGTAAATATATTAAAATATTCCGCTTCGGTTGATGGAAATAAGCCTGCGCAATTTGAGCTCGTAAGAAATGCCACTCTCGGTGGGACTCCTTCTTATACAGACATAAGTACCAATACATCAGTTATCGAATACGACACAGCAGGCACAACGGTCACTGGTGGACAAATAATTGATTTCTCCACACTCGCATCATCGGGTTCAATAAGCGAAGGGAGTCAGCAAACAACAGATATAATTATTTTACCAAACGAGACATTGACATTAGCCGTTGCAGCAACAGCAACAACAACAGACGTGACTGCGGCAATTAGATGGGTCGAGGATTTTTAAAGGGAATATTATGACTCAGTTAATTATTAAAAACGATACAACCCCTAGCACTCCTGAGAGTGGAAAAACTGCTCTCTATGTTGATTCAACTACTAAGCTTTTAGTAAGTAAGGATGATACTGGGACCGAAACAGCTTACGGTGCTGGTGGTGGTAGTGGAGATGTTACTGGACCCGCAAGTTCAGTAGACTCCAATGTAGTAATGTTCGATGGGATTACTGGGAAATTAATAAAGGACTCAGGTTTAACTTTATCGGGTTCCAATACTGGAGATCAAACTAGTGTTAGTGGTAATTCTGGCAGTACGGATGCTTTAAAATCAGCAACGACAACCATTAATGTATCAGCCGCAACAGCTCCAACTACAGGGCAGATTTTAACGGCTACAAGTTCAACCGCAGCAACGTGGCAAGCCGCTGGTGGTGGCGCAGTAGAGGTGAATGATCTAACCGATGGGATTAATGATGATAGTTCTTTTCATTTAGGGACTAATGCGGGTTCAAGTGATGATCTATCTAATAACGAAAATACAGCCGTAGGTAACGATGCTTTAAAATCTATAGTTAATAATTACAGAAATACTGCTATAGGAAGAAGCGCCATGATAAATAGCACTTCGGGTAATTTCAATGTTGCTTTAGGTTATGGCTCATTGGCCGTGAACACTGGTAGTGTTAATATGGCAATTGGTTCCAATGCGCTAGCCGCCAATACGACAGGCTCAGGAAATACAGCCGTTGGAGATACCGCACTTGCCCGAGCTACGACAGGATCAGGGAATACAGGTATAGGGACTAATGCACTAGCAGGTGCGGTTAGTTCAACAGGTTCTCAAAATACTGGGATAGGATATAGTGCAGGTATAGG